CATATATATCAAAAACTGATTTATTAGAACGGACTAATCCTGAGATATTTGAGTTACTAGAAATATTAAATCAAGCTGATTCATTGGACTCTTTGCATAGACCGTTTACTGAAGAAGAGTTTGATAAATACGATTTAAAAAATATGTTTTCTCTTGCTTCTAAAGAATTTAAGCTTGCTTTTGAGCGATTTGAATATCATCTTGGTAGAGATTCTAGAAATACAGGAGAAGAAGACATTGAAAAACGAAGAAAGCAAGTTGTAATAAACCTTTCTAACAATGTTCGTAACTCTATTGGTATGGGCCTTACTAAAGAAGATTTGATGGGACACTTACAAAGTCGAATAGAGTCTCAAGAACAAGTTAATCAAAGCATGAAAGGAATGCAAGAAAGAATAGATACGCTACCAGAATCAATGAGGGAAGTGGTTGAGTCATGGGAATTTAAAACTTATGACGAATTTTATCCGAATGTTAGACCAGTATATGAAGAAATAATTGATTCGGTTATTTCTACGTATTATCCAGATTATGGAAATGTAGAGCCGTGGATTTCTATGTATGGACGAAAAGATGTAGATATTAAGAAACAGTCTTCCCATACATTTAAACCAATGGAAAGAAAAGACCTAAGTAAAATTGATGACCCAATAGAGATTGGTAATCCTGTTGATGAAGAATCTATACGTGAAGCATCCGAATTTATTAGGGAGCAAAAAGAGAAACAACTTTCGGATGATGAGTCTCTAGAAAAAGCTGTTTCTACTGAATCCATTGCTTCTGCAAAACGTAGGGGTCTTATACCGCAGTCTGGTGACTGGATGCGTCCCAGACGGTGGGTACGTCCAGAAGATGCTGATGTTGTTGATGAGGATGAGGCTTCTCTTGCTACTCAAAATGTTTATACGGCTGATGATATAGAGAAAAAACTTGAGCCTACTATTGAAGTAAAGGGTTTTCCCGGTATAGGTAGAGGTAGACCAAAAACCGGGATGTCTCAACATGAAAAAGATAGGGCTACAGAGACTCTATCTAAAGGAAAAAGTGTTCTGTTTAAAGCGTTGGATGGTCTTGGAAAACCTAATCCATTTGAAAATGGGGAACGCACCCTTCCTAAATGGCAAATAGATAAACTTAATGAGATTGACTTCAATTGGGATGTTGTGGATTCAGAGGCTGCTGATGGATATACTGGTGAGGTTTTCGGGTCTGTTCATGTTGGTACTAAGAAGATGTCCTTAAATGGACTAACTGATAGATTTCCAAAATATACTTCGGCTACTAACTGGGTCAGGAATCCTGAAACTTTGGAAATGGAGGACATTCCCTTCGATTGGTCATACCTAGCTAAAGAAGATGAGGATGCATTCATGAATACTATTATTCATGAACTTGCTCATTGTGTTGCTACCGAAGTTACTGATGATATACCGTATTGGTTTTGGTCACAGGTAGAGGGTCATTATAGAGATGCACTAGATACACATCAGGGTATTAAAGCTGATTTGGCATCTCATGAGGGTGTGGACGAAAAATTTCCATCCGATTATTCTCGACGTAATGTTTCAGAGTTCTTTGCTGAATGTTTTAAGACGTACATGACGAACACAGAATTGCTTAGAGATATAAATCCTGAGATGTTTGAGTTGATGGAGATACTTAATTCAACTTCACCAGATAAGATGGAAGTTAGACCTTTAAATGAAGAAGAAATCAAAGGGGATTTAAATCTCAGGGAACGTCCAGTTTATGTTGGTCAAGGATTTCAAAAGTATGTTCGGTCAGAAATACTTGCGGGGGCAATGCAAAAGATTGTTAAAGACCTTGAAGATGAGTTAGCAGAGTGGAAAGAGAAACACGGGACTTATGCGAGTGCAAAAAATTCTTCTACTACTATGTATTATTTAAATGAGATAAGGAAAGAGAAAAAGGAATTAGAAGAATGGAAAGTTGTAACTTTAACAAATAGACGAATTGTTATAGGGAACATAAAAAAAGCTATTGCTAGTGGCTTTACTAAGGAGGATATTCAGCAAGGTTTAGAGCAATCTAAGAGACAGAAGAGCTATTTAGAACCAGCCCCAGACCATTTTGAAGACTTTAATCTTTGGATTGATGAAGAAATTAAGAAATATCCTACATATGGAAAGGATTATCCTTGGACTTCTATATCACCAAGTATTGTGTCAGAGTTCGTTAAGATAGATAAGCAAGATTCTGATTTAACTGAAGAGGATTATGAGACTTATGTAGAAATTTATGAGACTCCTACAGTCATTAGAGATGGTGAGGAAGTTTCTGATTCTATAACAAAAGAATCTGTTAGGGAGGTTGGTAAGAATATAGAAAAGGCTACTGACAGTAAACTTCATCGTAAGACAGAGTTTGTTATAGAAGATACTGGTTATGAACCTCTTGCTGGAACGTGGAAGAAGGTTCTTGTGGGTGGCGAGCCTAGATGGATTAATGAGATGGGGGAGTATAAAGATTTTTCTGATTTTAAAGGATTGGACATTAAGAAACAGGATATACTTCCTGAGTCTAGACAAAAGTTTTTTTCTTCACAACCGAATACTAAAGAGTTAGCAGAAGGAATTACACATCTTGATAAATCTACTCATTGCTCTCAGTGTGATGATGATTGTGCTTGTGTAACAGATTTAGATTGTGAGTGTCCTCATGATTGTATTTGTCCTGATATAGTTGCTCTTGGTCAAGATAATGATAATCTTGTATCATCTATGGTTATTCAGAAAGCGGTAACTGCTGAATCTGTATCCGATGCTCGTAGGAAAGGTCTTATTCCTCAATCTGGAGATTGGATGAAACCCCGTAGGTGGATTCGTCCTGTATCCGATGTTCCAGAAAAGACTGATGAGCCTGTAACAGAAAAATCTGTACCACCAAATCGACAAAATGTAGATTTGCATAATGAATTAGTTTCTTTTGCTGAAGAGCAGGGATTGAATTATAGTATTGAATCGGATTATGTGTCGGTAGATATTAGTCGGGCTAAAAATATAGCTGATGCATATGAGTCTATGGAACACGCTCCGAATGACCCTGAAGTAAAAGCCTCTTATAATGCTATGGCTAACGAAACCAAATCTCAGTGGGATTATTTAGAGTCTATTGGTTATGTTATGGAACCGTGGTCGGGCGATGGTCAACCCTATAAAGATTCTAAAGAGATGGTAAACGATATTATTGATAATAAGCATATTTACTTCTTCACTACAGAGGGTGGTTTTGGGAGTTCTGATGATATTGAGGAAGACCATCCATTATTGCAAGATTCTGGGGTAGAGGTTAATGATACTCCGTTAGTTTATAACGATTTGTTTAGGGCTGTTCATGATGTTATTGGACATTCTCGTGGTAATCAATTTGGGGCTAGAGGGGAAGAGAATGCGTGGACGGAACATAGACAATTGTATTCTCCCCTTGCTCGTAAAGCTATGACTACTGAAACTCGTGGTCAAAATTCTTGGGTTAACTTTGGGCCTCATTTACGTAATGATTCTGGTAATATGTTAAAGCCCGGTGATGAAAATTATATTTCTCCACGAGACAGGCAATTTGCAGACCAGAAAGCTGGGCTTCTTCCCGAAGAATTTTTGCAGAAGATGCTTCTGAAATTATTAAAGAAACAAGTTTCTATTTTTCATTGTGCTCAGTGCAGTAGCGGTTGTGATTGTGTCTTGGAAAATCATACGTGCGAGTGTTATCACGATTGTACCTGTCCTGATAATTCATTGAGTAACGGTTCAGTAGATATTATCATTGATGTTGATTCATTGTCTTCTTTTTTGAATCTTCAAAAAGCCGTTGTATCTACTCCGATGAGTGGGGAAGGGAAATTCAACGCTAAAGGTGTTGAAACAGGGGATTCAGTTTGGATAACAGTAAATGACCCTGAGAGTCCATTGCGTGGGAGACATATTCTTATTACTAAACGCCCCGATGGATTATTCGCTTTAACAGGTGGTGGTGGTCAATCTGAAGATGTTGAGGCAAGAAAACATATTATTCTCACTGGGACTCCAAAGGAATCCAAACGGGATAAAGAACTTAAACAAACTATTGAAGAAGCGGAAGAAGTTAATTCTGAAGTTATTGCAGAGAAAAGGGGTTTAGAGCAAGAGGCTAGAGATAGATTAAAGAGTGCCGCTGATTCTATGACTGAAGCACTAGGAATTAAGAAAACTGACACTAAAGCATTATTAGATAAGAAAGATGAAGTTCAACTTCATGTTGAAAGTGTTCTAGGTGAGGATTCTTCTGTTGAGGCAAAACGTATTACTGATACTATAATGAGACAAGCAACTCAAGCCAATCGAAAAATATCAACTGGTGTTCAACGAGAACGTCAGGCTATTTTGATTAAGGTCGGTAGAAAATTGCGTGAGGTTCAAGAGGCAGGGGGTGAAAAAGAAGTTGATACTTCAATTATACCAGATACTATAATTCCTCAAGGCACTACTATAGAGGAAGTAGTTGAATCTGACGCTATAAATGTGGATGTTCTGGATGAGATTAATGAGGCACTTCCGAAGTTTGAACCTGTTTCTATACCATTACCTGATATTGCTGAAATAGCCGAAATGACACCATCAAAACAAGAGTCTGCTATCGCTACTCATTTTGATAAAGAAGTTGAGAAATTCTTTGGGGGGAAGGATGATGAACTTGATGGGGTAGCTGAAGAGGATAAAGTTCCTGAAAAACCTGAAGAAGAAACTGTCACTGTTGATTTAGGTACAGCAGTTTCTGAACCATTGAAATTGACATCTCAAGAACAATTGGAAGAAGCCATTGAAAAAACTCGTGCTTATTTTGAAACGAGAAAAGAGGTTCAATTACAGTCAGAAAAAATAAAGAAAGTTCCTCTTAATGTTGTTACTCCTTCTACACTATCTGATTTGAGGGATTCTATTTCTGCTATAGATGTGAATATAGATGATGATGAATTAGAGAAATTAACCAAGGATAATTTTGATAGTTGGACTAGAAATAATCAGGCATTAGCTTTCTATGATGCTGTCGGAGAATTTTGGAATGATGATATATCATTAACTGAAGAGATTTCAGGTGCTGGTAGTAAAATTCAGTCTACGATGAAATTCCATATGGATTCTGGAGCCGCAACAGCATTAGCTGTTTTGGCTAAAGAACATCTTGGATTGAAGATTGATACTCGTATATTGATGGAGAAAGGAAATATAGAACTTGCTGCTTCATCGGTAGCGTGGGCTATACGTGATAAATACAAAGCTGATTCGGCTAAATTGGATGAAACAATAGATTCCATCCGTACTGCTAATGCTTCAAATCTGGAGGAGACTGAAAGAAAATCCTTAATTAGACATTCCACTCTCTCTAAACAGATGGAAGAAATACAGAAACAGAAAGAATCTGGTGAGTTGCTAGATAAAGTTAAGGTTTCGGAATTAGAGAGAAATAATTTGATTGAACAACGAATAAATCTAGGTGTTTCTTTAGGCTCCATGCAAGCATCAGCAACTTTGTTTGACCAACTGGTGAAAGTTCGTACTGCGAAAGATAACGTCTTGACTTTGAATGCTGGAGAACATAGAAGGGATGCTGAAACTGTAGCATCTAATTTACGATTGAAAGAGGGTTCTTATGATATTCAACCTACAGAAGAAGGTACGTGGAATGTTATCCTTTCATCTGATGGGTTAGATAAACATATTTCTCAAGAGAAAGATTTGCAAGCAAAACACGATAAATACGATAAGATAAAGACTGATGATACTGGTTTGAGTGAGGATGATGATGGTAACGTCATCGTTGAAGATTTTGATGTTCCATTCTGGAATGATAGATTTGTTCCAGAGGGTGAAGAAGATACTTCTAAGACCATTGATTATAAATGGAGAGCGGAACAACGAAATGATATTAACTGGTTGTTAGCTACTACTGAAAAGTCTGCGGATAATCCCACAGGAGAGGGTGGTGGATTAATCACTCGTACTGTTGGTGCTGGTAAGACCAATACAGCACTTGGATTTTTTGCTCATAAGATGCAAGAAAACTCAGACTATAAATCTATAGTTGCTGTACCTAAAGGCAGAGCGCAACAATGGTTTGATGAGGCGAATAGGTTTATGACTTTGCCTGAAGGTATGAATATTCAATTGATTCCTGAAGGTGCAAGCAAATCTGATGTTGATGATATTCTTCTGAGTTCTGCCAAGGGTACTTTATTTATAACGGGTCATCGAGAACTTTCTCGTTCTCATGAAATGTTGGGGAAGATTCAAACGAATGCTGAATTAGGGGAGAAGATAGGAAAATTTGGTGGTATTTGTATCGATGAACCACAGGAATTACAGGCTAGGGGTCAGAGCGGTAATATGGGTGCATTAGGAAGATGCTTGATGAAATTGCCGATTGACCATCGTGTTGGATTAACTGCTACCCCGGCCCGACGTTCTCCTCTAGAAGTTTATGACTTGATTAAATGGTCATCTGGAGCAACGGATATAGGAGCCAAAACTACATTCCAACACACGTTTGGTGGATTTGGTTCTGGTACTAATGCTCAAGATACGGCTATACGAAAAGTATTTTACGAGACTATTGCACCATATATTTCAGGTGACAGAATAACTCAACCTACCTTTAAAGTGAATTCCGATACTATTGATATAACCAGAACTGATTCTCAGATTGCGAGACAAAAAGAGATTGAATCTACTAGAGATAAAACTATCTCTGAGCATCAGAAGACATTAATGGATGAAGCTAGAGAGAATCCAAATCATAGATTACGTAGGGGCGCAAATTGGGAAACAACTTTACCACGTAGGGCCAAGGCAGAGGCCCGAAAGGAAGTTGAAAAGCAACATCAAGAAAATATGGATGGTGGAGATTGGCAGAATAATGGTCGGTTAGTAGCTTTGAGAGAACAACTTGAGGGTGCTTCTGATAAAAAGCATGTGGTTTATATTGATAGTGGAACGCAACGAAATGCATTAACTGAAATGTTAAAGGATATGGGCTATAACCAGAATCAGATAAAGAGTATTGCTTCTACTACATATTCTAGTGGTCTTTCAGGAAGGGAAATGTCTGATAGAGTTAAAAAATTCCGAAAGGGAGATATTCCTTTTATCTTGATTGATAGCAAATCATCGAGTGGATATAATCTACAGAATGGTGACCAACTCCATGTGATAGGAACTCCACCTGAAGCCGCTAACTATGTTCAGGCGCAAGGAAGAATCGCCAGAATGCCACGTAAGGGAGATGTAGATATAAAGACTTATCGGTACGGTGATTCTCCTACTGAACAGTCACATTGGAATGATTTGGATGCTCAGATTAAATTACTCAGGGCAACTGCGCCGGGATTGTTCAGGGGCCAATATGAAGAGGAATTATAATGCCACTAGCTGATATGTCCGAAATGGAAGCCCAGATAGCTATCACAGATTTCAAGCTACGAAAGTTCTTGAAAGAACAGATGGGCTATCTAAAAGAGATTGAGGAAGAACTTGAATCTGAGGATTTAGAAGTTCAGAGAGAGATGGACTTGACTAATGCTAAGTCTATGGTAGAGCAGTCTATTCAAAAAGTTAGGTTCTCTGGAATCCTTTAATGACTCTTACCTTATTAAATGAATGGGTGGAACTACAAGAGATGGAGTGTCCACCACATTTACACCCTAAACGTATCATTGATAGGCTAGGGCGTAGAACATATCGTTGTGTGACTCCCGATGATACCGTGGCTACTGTAACAATTGAGGGGCTTCCTGAAGATGATAAAGAGAGGCATGTTCTTGGGGGAAAGCCTATTAATGCCAGACATATTTTTGAATGGTCACCCATTGTTAATAGGTCAAGTGCCGTAGCATTTTTACGGCTTTTGGATGATGAAAAACTCAACTCTGATTATTCCGAATTGATAGAAACATATTTAAACTATCCTGATTGGGATGTGATGGGAATTCCTGATAATCCAGAAGCTACTGATAAGATGAATTTATTACGTAATAAACTGAATTATCATATCTCCCAGATTGGATATGACAAGATAATGAAAGATGTTGTTGAGTTGGAATCTTCTATTGATTTTGAGGATTTGGATGGGGAAGAGCCTAATGAAGTTCCCGGTTTTAGAGATTTTCGTGTAGAGAATATGATAGATAGTTGGAAAGGGAACTCTATTATGGGTAAGCCAGCACAGGTATTACAAGAAGTAGTGAGTTATCTATTTAGTGGTTTAGAAGTTAGGTTTGCAGATGATTACAATAGTATTCATCGACCAGAACTTGGCTCTCCAGCCGATTATTGGGTGGAAGACTTTCCAGCGATATTAGAAGAACGGGGTCAAGCTGTTTCTAAACTCATTGAGAATGAACGAAAATTATGGAAATCTTTGATTGGGGATAAATCCATTAGGGTATACCGGGGTATTCGTATATATGATTCTGAGGCTGTTCCTGAATTGGGTAAGAATACAGTAGCTGATTTTCCTGTATCTTCATGGAGTCTTTCTCCACAGATGGCTAATGGTTTTGGAAATGTAGTTTTGGCTAAAACTATTACTGCTGATGATATTATTTTTTCTCCTTTTAGTCTTGGGTCAAGACATTTTGCAGAGGGTGAGTCTGGTAGATGGAAAAAAGATTCTATTTGGAGGAGAGAGAATACACCTACAGATGACCAATTACAGAATATGAGCAAGGGTCAATTAGCATTACTTGAAGGAGAGATTGTTCTATACACTCCAGAGGAAGGGTCAGATGTAGATGTTGTCTCCCGTTGGGAATATCCTGAGAAGGTATCCTTTCAAGATAAATTATGACACTTACTTTATTAAATACTTGGGTGGAATTACAGGACATTGATTGTCCACCACATTTGCGCTCTAAAAGGATTATTGATAGAAGGGGTATTGAAACACATCGTTGTATAACTCCCCCTGATTCTGATGTTGAGGTTTATTCTGTTCCATCAATAATGTATCAGAACAAGGAAGATTCATTTACAGCAGAATTTCGGAACCCTAATCTTAATTATGAGGAAGATAGCGTTAATAATTCGGTATTTAACAAAACAAGAGATTTATTAGAGACTAGTAATTTGCCTGATATTATTAAGGAAAGACTTTCTAGCTTATGGGATAGATACCCTGATTCTTATGAGCTTGATAGACCTATTGAGAATCGTGAACTTATAGAGTGGCACTCACATTTACAGAATAAAGAAAAAGATTTAGATGGTATGCTTTTTGAGATAGCCAATTCTGTGGAATTACGAAAAGTATTAATGGGTTCTTCTGCTATAGGGTTTGTGAATAGTTGGCAGAGTTCTTCTATTAATTCTCGTTCCCAAAAATTTAATGATATAGTTTTTTATCTAAAAAATGGTGAGTTTAGCAATCCAGCCTATAGTAACTCGTCAAAAAATGAAATTATTGAGAAGAGTAAAGATATTCAAAACATGATGGATGCAGAGCAGAAAATATGGAGGGATATTATCGGAGATGGAACAATACGAGTTTATCGGGGGGTTAACATATCAAAGGAGAAGCTTCCAGATATAGGTAAAACTGAGGCTATCGATAATACATTAAGTTCATGGTCTATTTCTCCTAATCTAGCAGGAAGTTTTGGGAACATTGTGTTGGCTAGAACAATTTCAGTAGATGATATTGTGGCTTCATTTTTTTCTCTGAATTTTATTGGTGAGGGGGGAAATGAGGGTGAACTTATTTTGCATACTTCTGAAGAGGGTGTAGACGTAGATGTTATTTCTAGGGAGCATCCCATCCGATGACACTTGCTTTACTAAATACTTGGATGGAGTTGCTGATGTGTATGATGATGAGTATGAAGATTACTAAGGAATATAATATATGACATTAACACTATTAAATGAGTGGTTAGCTAAACAATCTCAAGCTATGATTGAAGCAAAACGTAAAGGTTTGGTTCCGCAGTCTGGGGATTGGGAGCATCCGTATCGTTGGATTCGCCCCGAAGATGCAAAAGAAATAGAGGTTCCTGAAGTACCAAAATCCCTTATAGAAATTGCACGAGATAACCAAGGTAAGCAAGCGGCTGAAATAGAGGCTATGAACCTTGTTAGTCCACAAGATATTACCGATGGTGGTTATAGTAATGTTATTAAAAGGTCTGATGCAAATGATTTAGTTGAGCCTGATTTTTTGAACGAGAATGGGGCTAATGACGAAAATTTATATGAGAGAGCTATAAAATTAGGTTTAGATAGAGTTACGGTTTGGCATGGTACAACTGGTAAAGGGGCCACTGGTATATTAACTGATGGGGCAATACACGCAGCTAAAACTGGTGGAGGATTTGGTGCTGGTTTTAATATGTCTCCTGTGGCCGCTAGTCATTGGTCTGGCGGTAGACAGGTTGGGTCAGAAAAAAAACATTTATATGATAAATTGTCGGTGATTATTCAATTTGAGATACCAGTGGAATCATTAAAAGATATTACACTTGACCAATCTTCTGATTCTTATACATTAAAGGCAATGGAGAGTACTTTTTCGTTGGATTTAGGCACTACTAAAATTCTTTATAGTGATGACCCGGACAATCCAGCTCCTAGTGCATATTTTAATCTGTTAGGTAACAAAGAGTTGTCTGGTGTCCCTAAAAATCTTTTGAAGGAATCAGCCCCGGCTATAGAAAAAGCTGTTTCTACTGAAGATATTTCTAATGCTAAACGCCGTGGTCTTATACCGCAGTCTGGTGACTGGATGCGTCCCAAACGCTGGATTAAACCCGAAGATGTAAAAGAAATAGCGATTTCTGACACCGAATATCAAATGCCTACGTATGATATGAGTTGGGATGCTTTAGTAGAGACAGAACTCAAAGATGTAGACCTTGTGTTTCATCCTATTAAAGATTCTGACCGTACTTCAAGTATGTTCTCTGACCATATTAAAGATACTGATAATTTTGCTCTTTCTTTCCTAAGATATGGTCAGAAAATTTTTTTTGGGGAGTCGGAAGAAGATATAAAAGAACAGATACTTAATGAATTCATTTCTCCCGAAGGTAGGTATTTTAAGTCATATTATCCACCTAGATTAACTCCTAAACCTGATTGGGCAACTGATGAGAATGACCCATTTCCTGAGATACCGTCCGATATTAAAGAGATTCATTATGATGACATACCTGAATTTTATAAGAAAAATAAGTATGGGGATGCCTTACAACAGTTTGGTTCCTTGAAAGGAATTTCTAGAAAAATATTTGAGGTAGCTGGACTTCATTCTGAGCCATTTTATCAGGCTCTTAAATGTGTTGATGGGGAACTTGATTATGAACACGCTGCCGATGTTTTTTCACAAGAGTTAGGGGAAAATGTTACTGAGAAACAGGCTAAATTGGCCCTTAATAGATTGAGGGATATGACTCAGAAATCCTTGGAGAATAGGGGATTACCTGAAAAGTTTTATGTGTTTCGGGGTGGCAAGATTCATAATGAAGATAGCCCCATGCCGACATCTTTGAGTGCTGCTACGGCTGCTGGTAGTTATTTTTCTCAGAAAGGGGTGTCATCTCCGCATGTAGCGATGTATGAGGTAAGTAGAAATGATGTATTTTTAGATATGAATTCTATGAAATCTGAGGGACAAGGGGAAGAAGAACTTATTATTTTAGGTCGGAATTTAAAGAACCCACGTATGATTAGACTTCCTAATCAAATGGTTGATAATCCAAAGTTTCATAAATCCAAGTCTCTAGATAAACAAGCTGTTGAATTTAGAGACTTTACATCTGCTCCACCTGATGAAACTGTTGCAGCAAGAATGAAGGCCCGTGGTCTAGAGTGGAAGAAAGAGACACATAGATGGGTTCGCCCCGAAGATGCAGAGGAAGAAGAACAAAAGATACATGAATTGAGCGGAAATAGAGATGAATTCTTTGATGCTCTTATGAAAAGATTTCTTGATAAACGAATGTCTACTGAGGAATTAACGGATGCTGAGAAAGACTTTATCTCTCATATTAAGAAAGCATTCGATGAAGATATAGACACAACTTTAGGGATGTTGAAAGAGCTTGATATAGATACACTTCAGGGAGCTTCAAGTATAGTATCCTTGTTACGTGAGAGGTTACGTGAGAGCTTTCCTGTTCGTAAATATTATGCACAACTACAAGTCAATGCGTTGCAAGATATTGGAGATGAAGTTTTACTAGATAGGAACTCTATTAATAATCTGGTGATTCGTCCGTATCTTTTAAGTCAAATGGATGAGTTTGGCAATAATGTAGAAGAGATAGTTTCTAATAAGGAAAATTTTTCAGGAGATATGGAGTATGTTCTTGGCCCCATTAATGGGTTTGTCCGATACGCAAGTGCTGCTGTAGATGGTTCTCAACCTCAAGATTTAGTTGATTTATATATAGATGGAGTTTTGGATATTAGTGGAAGGTACGATAGAGAAATTTTAAATGCTAGTCTCATTAATTCGATAGAGAACTTTATAGATAGAGAAGAATTGGATAAGACTCTTCAATTTTCTAGAGATAACCTATTCAAGTTCATTACTTCCACTGACCGAATAGGAGTAGATAGTTTAATATCAAAAGTTTATGATGCTTCTTCTCCGAAAGATAAAGCGTTTATGCGTGATTCTTTATTGAACTCTCTTAAAGATGAAGATTTGCTTTCGCATATTCATATGAATTTTGTTTCAGGTGGTCGTGAGGGTTCTAATGAAACTAAGGATGTGCTTGCTGGTATAAATCACTTAACGCTTGCTATCTATGAAGATATGTTAAAGAACGGGGATATAGATGACTTAGCGAAGTTTTTCTCCGATGAGAATATTCCTACTGGACTTTTAGGTTTATCGGAATATTCATCATTACCCTTTCATTTCCTATCGGAACATATGAGTGTTGATGAATTTGATTCTCATATAGATACGTTTTTAACTGGTGGAGAGATTTTACGTCAAACTGGTATTGATGCATTATCCTATATTGACCCAAATCATCCTTCTCTACTGGCAATGGTTGATACGGAAGAAAATCCTTATGTTATTAGTAAGTTAGCATCATCTATTCCTGTTACAAACCTAGAGGCTGTTCGTACTCAAGCTAATAAGATATTGAATACGATTGATTTAGAAAAACTCCAATCTGATGCTTGGAAAGAGTATGCGGAAAAGCATGGTATTGATGATGAATTTTTAATTGGCCCTGATAGTGAGGGATATGAGGAATATAGGGAGCAGAGGGGAAAACAAATAGCACATGGAGAAAAGGCTATTGCGCTTCTAAGGCATTCTAAAGCAGACCTTGAGAAGACCACTTTTGCGGTCAGAGATAGATTAGCTATATTTGGAGAAGTGGATTTTGATATGGAGTCTGTAGAGGCTTTTCAGTCACTTCTTAAAACTGGGTCTAAGATTGATACTACTGAACAAGCATATCTTCCCGGTATGGAGCCGGGAGAGGGCGAAGGAAGTCTAGACTTGAGTAAGGTTTCTTTTGATGGATGGTCTAGTAACTTTTCTGATGACTTTGTTAATTTATTAGAGCAGGATTTTAGTAGTGACTATGATTCCAATCCCGGTTTACCTAAACTTTTTGATGAACTATATTATGGGACTTTGTTTGGTAGAATTCATGAGTTATCAAAAGGGGATTGGGAGGGGTCATCTTCTTCTGAATGGGGTGGTATTTTAAAGGAAAGTGTGGGAAGACAGTTTGATGATAAGGTCATTTTTCATGGTGATAGAAGAACTAGACCTAGTATTGATGAGTTATTAGAGCGAGAGAGGGATAGGATGTTTGTCCCAGATAAAATTAAATCTGCTCATTTCAATCAGGAGAATCTAGATACGTATGTTGCTATTCATAAGAATCTTACCAGAGCATTATTAGATGTAGCTGTTCCTAATAGCGATACGATTGAAGTTTATCGTGGAACTAGTGCTAATGAATTAGATGAAACAGATTATAGTTCTCTGTATAACGATTCTTATGAACCAGCATCGATAGAATCAAATTCTTTAAGTAGTTATTCCATGAATGAAGATACCGCTACATCGGGTTTTGCAGAAAGTAAAGATGAAGGGGTTGTGATTCATATTCCCAAATTGCATAAGGATAATATATGGTCAACTTTTTTATCTCATTCATATAATGGGAATGAGAGGGAGATTCTTGTTATTAAGCATCCTGATATGGATGCTTATGCAAGGTCAACTGAAGAGCCGTTTGATACAGACCAATTTAATCCAGATTTTATAAGTTTGGGTTCGATACACGATATATTTGGGACAGGCCATTCTGCTAATGAATACGTAGATGGATTTGGTAATGCCAGTGCTTTAGCTGATGAAATAATGAGCAATATTGAGCAGGGTTATGGTTCATCAGCTATTGATGAATACGTGGCCTCTTCTAAATATGATTCTTATGAGTTGCAAGATTGGGCCAATAATGCTGCTCAACAAATAATGGAAGATGCTAAAGATGAGTATGAGTACACTTACGATATTCCTAGTGAACAAGAAGAGGCTATTGAGATTGTAGAGAATCTTGGGTTCCTTCAGGGGATTCTAGATACGTCTTACCCTGTCAAAATTTATGCTCCCAAAGATATTTTAGATAATTATCCAGCATCTGAAGGCTATAAAAAACTATCTAAAAATATATTTGATAAACAGAAACAACTTTGGGAAGAAGGAGGGGAAACCCTTCTTCCTGTGATGGATGAAGGTGATGAAGAGGAATTGGAAAACGAAGCAGATAGGGTTGCTATAAATCTTATGGAATGGGCTGAACAGGGGGAAGAGAAAGTTTCTGGTATCTAACTTAATAAAGAGGTATACTAATGGCAGATAAAAAAATTACTATCAATGTAGATAATTCTGATGATAATGCTGATTGGATTAAGCGTGTCAGAGATGAAAATGATAAGAAACGCAAAGAGGAAGAGTCCAAAAAGATGGATAAAAGTGAAGAAATAGAAGAGGAAGAAGTTGATGAGGATGAAGACCCTATGGAACGATTGAATAAATGGATAAGTAATCAGAGGGACTAAACATGCTTGATTTACGGGATTCTAAAAATTCTAATTGGATAAAAAATGTAACTCAACAAGACGAAGGTGAAGATATTGAGAAGTCTTCACCTTTGTTGAGCTTACAAGAGTGGCTTGATAAAGCCACGAGTAAACAAGACTTAGCAATGGAAGCTAGACGTAAAGGACTAATACCACAAAGTGGGGATTGGCTGAAGCCCCGTAAGTGGCTAGTAGACCCTAAACTACATGCTTTGGTATATGACAAACCCGATGATTCTAAAGGTTGGGATTGGGGTGCTGGGGATACAAGAGGTAAAAATAGGGGAACAAGAGGTCTTGAGGAATCGCCATCTTCTAGAAAGAGATTAGATGAAGGTGAATTTCCTTATTCTAAACCATCTAAATCAGAGAGAAGATTAAGAGAAAAACTAGTAGGTGAGATTTTTTCTGAAAAAGACATGTACCATGGGTATGGGTCGGAAGGGTGGAATGAGGAAGGTTCTCTCACTGTTTCAGAGAAAAAAGCATTCTTAGAGGAAGTGACTAATACACTTTTAAAGTTCGTTCCTTCTACTCACTTACGGGCCGTTAAATCTATTAGTATAAAAGAAAAGTTATCTTTACCATTATTGGCTTCTGACCATGACCAGAATGCATTAGCTATGTTTCGGAGTGGTAGAATCTCTATAAGAGGTACGAAAAAGTGGGCAGACCCAAAGGAAGAGGACTACAGCCAGATGGGTCAAGTTGTACTTCATGAAATAGGACATGCTATTCATTATGCATGGTCTGTTAAGTTTAAAGAGAGATTAATAGAAGAGATAGATATTCTAAGGGAAGACCCTAACACTGACAGATTTGATGCTACGGTACGACAATTGGAAGAGTTATTATTTGATTTAACACGTTTGGGGCCACCTAAACATAAAATGACGGAATTTTATCTTGGTGAGTATCATAATGAATTTGTGAAGGAATTTAACAGAGCGAAACGTATGGAGGCTGGATTTACTTCTGAGTATTCCAAAACGAGTCTCCCTGAATTCTTTGCTGAAACTTATGCGGTATATTTACTATCGCCAGAGTCTTTAAAACAACGTAATCCAGCTATATATAAATTGATGAATTTTATTCTATCATCCTTTGATAATGATGCACCTATTACTCAGGATAATGTTTGGGAACATCGTGACCTTAAAAAACACTTAGAAGAGGATGAGCAATATCTCACTATATTTGACCCAGCAGGGGTAGGAGATTTTGAAGAAGGTTTACCCGATTTGCCAGAAGAAGAAGGAGAAGAAGAATCTATAGCCATGCTTAATGAGTGGCTGGATAAACAGTCACATAATAATTTGCGTCCTATGAATCCTCCAAGCAGACCACCTAATAAGGGGGCAGTTTGGAATTCACATACTCATCGATGGTCTAAATCTGGAGAAGCAGACCTTGGTAAACAAACTGCATTCGGGGATGCAGGTGGTGTTTCATCAATAGCAGAAGCAAAACGTAAAGGTTTGGTTCCGCAGTCTGGGGATTGGGACGCACCCGATAGGTGGGTAAAACCTAAAGATGATGTCGAAGAATCTGATGAAGATAAAGAAAAGGGTGATGTCGAAGAATCTGCTGAAGATGGAGATAAGAAAGCAAAGGAGATGACTCAACCCAAGGGGGCAATCGCTCAAACACTCAAGAAATTTAATGATACGGTAGAGAAGATTCTAAAAACAGTGGATGACCTTGTTAGTGGTCGTGTAGATAATCCTAAACAAACATTTGAGGATATAGAAAAACTAAAGGGTCAGGTAGACGAAGAGATAGAGGGCGCAAAAAATAAGATTGAAGAGAATGGAGATAAAGTTAAAGAGTTAACTGAATTAGACAAAATTGATGCTGAAACTGCGGAACGAGCCGATAAAGAATTAGAATCCTTACGCAAACATTATGAAACTCAAGAAAAGGAGATTAATGAAAAATGGGATGAAAACTATGAGGACTTAAAGAAAAAGTTATCCTTAGAGGAATCTGGTGACTATGAACCTGATGATGAACAACCTAAACCAGAGGAAGAAGAAACTGAAGAAGAACAACCTGTAGATGAGGAAGAAACTGAAGAAACTGAAGAAACTGAAGAAACTGAAGAAACTGAAGAAGATGATGAAGATGATGAAGAGGAAACCGAAGAGGAAAAACAACAATCAAGAATTGAAGGTGGTGAGTCTCAGTTGGCACGTTCTAGAAAAGCTTTACAGGAACATCAAACAGAATATGATGAGAGTCAGAGTACCAACGATACACATCGAGAGGCTTTGAAGAAAAATGTTTCTGCTGGGAAGGCTCTTTCGGAAGAACGCAAAGGACTAAAAGCTGACTATGATTCTGGAATAAAGAATTTTACAATGTTGAAGAAACTGGAGGATGCTGGAACCTTGACCGATGAGGGCCAAGAGAATCTTCATAAAGTACGTTCAGAATTGACTACTATTAGTAATAAAATAAAATCCATTGATATACAGGGTGGGGAACTGAAACATAAGTCTACTGGCCTAAAAAATCAGATAAAAGATGGTGAACAGAAACAAAAGAGGCTTGATAGTATCATGAACACCCATAAAACTCATATTGAGAGGGCTACTAAACAAATAACAGATGCTGGAGGAACTCCATCTGAATCAGAGGGTGTCGAAGAGGATGATGATATATTCGCTCAAGCTAGAGCTTTAGAGGCCGAAGAAGATGACTATGACATAGATGCTGATTGGGATGAGGAAGCGGCTGGTATGCCACAGGCTCAATGGGCTGCTCAAGCGCAAGCCGATGCTGAAAATTCTTGGGCTAAAGATACAGGGTGGGGTTCAGATGTTGATTCAGAGGCCGATGATTTTCATGAGAATTTTTCTCCTGAAGGTGAACAGAAAAATTCTCTGGGTCTTGCTCATGAAGTAAGAGAGTATGCAAAAACGCATCAGACTGAAGATACCCCTCTCATTAATGAGCGAGGAGAACCACATGATGATATTTATGACCATCATGGATTGGGTGATGAGGAACCAGTAACGTTACAACATATTAAAGATTATATGGAATCTAAGGGAACTTCACCCCCCAATGCGGATTGGGAAGGTGGGGAAGAATCTCCAGAATCTGACGAAGACGAACCAACAGTTACATCTAACGCTCAAAATTTACTAGACAGAGCTACTGATTCAACAACGGAACTCAAATCTAGTAGAAAAGAAATTGAAGATAGGCAAAAATCATTAGAACAAGAATTACAGGATGTCGGGGATGATGAGGAATCAAGAAAAGGGATTACTGACCAATTAACTAATGTTAAAAACAGGCTAGATAGTATCAATACTAGCATTGCATCACAAACACGAAAGACTGAGATGGCTAATGTACTTTTGAATAAAAAACCATCTCTGAATGGGGAAGAAAAACCTGCGTCTGAGTCTGATAGTTCCTCAAGCAAAAATCGTAATCGTTTAAAAATGATGAATGAAAAAGGCATGGTTTCTGATGAGGACTATCAGGAGATGGTTGATTTGCTTGATATTAAAGACATCAATGGGTAATAATAATTATGACTAGTATTTTAGAATTAACAGATTGGCTAGATAAACAACGCAGAGCCTATCATAAACATGATGGATTTCCAGAGCATCCTGTCAGGGTACTTCATCATCAAGAATATTTTGCTGGTGACCACGAAACTCCAGAAAGTAAACCTCAACCAGCAAAAGATATTTCCTTGTCGAATCTTTCAACATGGAAGGAAAAACCCACTAATTCTTCAGTGGCTTTTGGTGGTGTAATTTTTAATGCTAATGGAGAGATTTTATTAAGGAAACCTACTGGTAATTTTGGTGGGTATTCTTGGACATATGCCAAAGGAAGACCAAATGAAAAAGAAACTCCAGAACAGACTGCCTTACGGGAAGTAGTGGAAGAAACAGGTATTCAAGGTAAAATACTTAGGGAGATTCCCGGTTATTTCACTGGAACTACTACAGATAATAAGTTTTTTATTATGGCTGTTGAGAATGATACTGGAGAATATCATTGGGAAACTGAAGAAGTTGGTTGGTTTAGTCCTGATGAAGCACGAGAAAGAATTGGCGAAACTATTGATGATTTGGGAAGGCAACGTGATTTGGACATTCTTGATTCTCTAGTTTCTACTGAACTAACCTCCCCTAATTGGGATAGCGTATTAGAACGGTCTGGGCCACAATTAGGCTCTAACCCCGGTGGCATTTTTAGTGACAAGAATACTGGTAAGAGATTTTATTTAAAGTATGGGAATGATGAACAAAATTCTGTAGAGCATTTAGCGAATACTCTTTATAGGGAGTTAGGTGTAACTGTCCCTAATATGGAGATTATTGATTTTCAGGGGGATAGGGCATTAAAATCTGAGTGGCTAGAGGGGGCGAAGGCCGATTCTTCTGGAAAGTCCCACATGGAATCTGATGAGGTACGAGATAATTTTGCTATAGATGCGTGGCTGGCAAATTGGGATGTAGCTGGGATGGGCCACGATAATATAGTTGAGCATGATGGGAAGATGTATCGAATCGATACAGGTGGCGCACTATATAAGAGAGCAAGAGGGGGAGATAAACAGTCCTTCTATAACTCTGAAGTTAGTGAAATAGATACTCTACGAGACTCTCAGATGAATCCTTCATCAGCTAGAGTTTTCTCTAGGGTGACTGATGAGGATATTCGGTACGGGGTTGGTCTTTTAGCTGAAATAGATAACGATAGAATTAATGAACTTGTACAGCAATCTCATCTCCCTGATGAGGAAAAAGATAGGGTTGCTAATGCCTTGATAGCCCGAAAGCAAAATTTATTGGCTAGGTTCGGGGTAATACCTATCGATAAGAGTTGGCTAGGTAAGCAAAGAAGGGCATATCATAAACATGATGGGTTCCCTGAACATCCTGTTCGGGTAAAACACCACCAAGAATACTTTGCTAGTCATGTGGGAGAGACAAACCAACCTTCTTCTGATGTACCTAAACAAGACTTTAGTACTATTTATTCCGATTTAGAAACATTGATTTTAAATACTAGGATGGAAGACCCTTTTAGTATTGAAGAACCTCTTTTTTCACATTATGCAGAAGATATTCAACGGTACTTGAATAGTTATCCAAGAATGTCTAGAGAGGGACTTCAACTTTTTAAAGAACGTATAAGGATAATATTAGATGAATCTCTTTCTGATGATGACTTTGTTAGGTTATTACAGAGATTATCAAATAGTCATACTCCAAACCTTGACTTACTTGAAGAGGAATTGAATAGGTATCGTAGTCTTATAGTTCCTATGAGTGAGGAGGAAGTAACTGAGTATCTAAATAGTCTTGAATATGATGAAAAAAGAGATGATGGTAAATTAACTGAACGTGATAAAATTCTTAGAAAATTTGAGTCCTTAAAATATGCAGTAAATTCTATCGCTACACAGGAACAATTTTTCGCTGAAGTTGTTATTGCAACTCGACCTGTTTCATTATTACAAGATAACATTGATACATTGATTAATTCTGATAAATGGTTTGTAAAAGATACGGTTCCCTCACTCCTAAGAGTAGACCCTACCGCAGATTTCTTGATGGATATAGCTAATAATAAAGATGTATCTTTTGAAATACGAACTGAGGCAATTTTATCTCTAGATGCTAAACGTTTTGATGAGTTTATGACAGAAGGTCTTGGTGACCAATGGATGACTTCTGGAGATGAAAAATCTATTGATGCTATGGGAGAGGGATTTTATGAGTTCTTCTTAACAAGCAGATTTCAAAGTAAGCTGAATACAATACGAGTATTACATGAGGCTTTTGGTGGTAGAGAGGTAGTTAATTATTTCATAGATAATTTAGAATTTCCTGAAGATGTAAATTTTAATTTAGAGGATACCTTTAGTGTACAGAAGGTAAATCCCGGTTTTGCTGCTAGACAGGCTTTTACCTCTTTATATAAACAGACTAAATTTAAATATATTCATGAATCTTCAATGGAAGATTGGGAAACTTCTAGTTCCTCTGATTGGGGTGGTTTATTAAAAGAATCTGTTGGACGATTAATGGATGGATATACTGTTTATCATCAAGGTGGGATTCACAAAATACCACTTGTCCAAAATATTAAATTTTCTACCGATAGACGAACTATAATTGAAGATTACAAACCTGATGTGGTTGCACGAAAAGGTCATACGTTTACTTCAGACCTTTATCCAAATTATACAACTTCTCAAGACTTTTTAGATGAGTATGTTTTAACTCATAAAAAGGCTATTAGAAAAGTTTTGGATGCTGTATACAAAGACCAAGACTATATTCCAATTTATCGTGGAACTTCAGGTGGTGCTGAAATTATTGAAATTGAAGGGGAGAGTACTGGCTATGTTCCACCATCTCAATATAGGCATCCCGACATAGGTGATGATTGGATTGACGTAGGAATTAATGCAAATCCTTTGAGTAGTTATACTATAAATACTCAAACAGCCGCACAATTTGCAGATGACAATAGTGGTTGGCTAATTTCTTCTTTAGTTCACAAAGATGATGTTTGGTCAAATTTTTGGGCGCATTCCTATAATGGAAACGAAAGAGAATTTTTAATTGTAAATAAAGAACGTGAAACTGTAGGTATACCTGCCAATAAGTGGAAACGTCTTACTTTAGAGAATCGTAGAAGTCCTATATCAAAAAATTATTCTAGTTTTGGGTTTTTAGGTGAGGAAGATAGTATAGATTTTATTAGTCCTACACAACAGAAGAAAGTAGATAAACTTTTTGCAGATTTAAAATCTCCTAATATACCCGGTTCAGATACTCCGTGGATTGTTGAGGGTCATCTGACGAATCTTCATAAAGTTTATATTCAATTAAATGACTTTATATCAGAAGAGAATATGCCTTGGAAAACGGTTTTTGATATTTGGAATGAGGGTTTAGAAGACGCTGGGTGGAAAAAGAATCCAGATATGGAAAATAATGAACATATTAAAAGGCGAGTTGCTGTTCTTACACAAAAACTTAAGAGAAGTGCTGGTATATATCAGGTCAAAAAAGATAACGTACAGAAATCAGAGTGGCTAGGTAAACAACGCAGAGCATATCATAAACATGATGGATTTCCTGAACATCCGGTTAGGGTAAAACATCATCAAGAGTATTTTGCGAGTCATGTGGGAGAGCCAAACCAAGTTTCTGATGATGTACCTAAACAAGACATATCAGATATTCATTCTGATATAACTACTTTATTGATTGATTTTTTCCACGAAAAGGAAAAATTGGGGGCAATACCTTACGGAGACTCAAAATATATAGAGAATTGGATAGAGGGAGACTTCAGGTCGTTAACAGAGAACGACTATATTAGTGAAAAGTATCTTGGTACTGTAGCAGATAAGTTAGATGAACTATTTTCTGATGAAGATTTTGTTCAATTATTACAAGGTTTAGAGAACTCACATTCTCCAGAGCGTGAGTCTCTTGAAGTAGAACGAGATAAACTTAGAGAGATTTTAGATAAACATAGTCGAGACTTTCAAGACCCTGAAATTCGTCAACGTCATGATGATATTGTAAATAGGATTAGAGATATATCGGAACAAGAACATTTTATTAAGGATGTTGTCCTTGGCACTCGCCCTATACCATTATTGATGGATAATATTGATACTCTGGTCAATTCTGATAAATGGTATATGCAAGAAATAGCTTCTGACCTTATGAATGTTGACCCAACCGCAGACTTTTTAATGGACATATTTAATAATGAATCTATAAATTTTGATATACGTACTGAAGCACTTCTGGCTTTAGATGCTAAACGTTTTGATGAGGTTATGAGTGAACGTTATGGTAGAGATTGGAAAGATATAGACGATTGGTCTGAAGATATGCAGTTTATTGATTATCTTAGGATGTTTAATCAAAAGCATAATGAATTGAAACGGTTACACAATGCTTTTGGTAGGGATGCGGTTAATCATTTCATAGAGCATTTAGAGTTCCCAGATGATGTGCAGTTTGATTTAGAAGACACTTTTAATGTTATGAAGAAAGACCCCGGTAAGAAAGCTAGAGATTTATTCATTGAGTTGTATAGGAATACTAAGTTTGGGCATCTTCATGAAACTTCAATGGAACAATGGGAAGCATCCAGTTCTTCTGATTGGGGTGGATTATTAAAGGAATCTATTGGAAGACAATTGGATGGAGATATTGTTCATCATAGTGGCCTTAATATATCTCGACTTCAAGAGATGTATTTTCCATCTAGACCACAACGACTAATTGATTTTGTTGGTTGGGTTAGTCCTGATAGTGGCCCTAATATATATGGAGATATTGTTCATCATGATGATGCAGACTCTAGCAAATATATAACTTCTCAAGAACTTCTAGATAAATATGTTCTTACTCATAAAAAAGCTATTCGTAAAATTTTAGACTCTGTATATAAAGACCAAGACTATATTCCTGTTTATCGTGGTACTGGTATAGGGGGAGAGGTTGAGGAAACAACGGAACTAAAAGATTTCAAACTGGATGAGTGGAATCCTATAGCGGTTACGGCAAATCCCCTAAGTAGTTATTCTTTAGATGCTAGTGTTGCTCATAAATTTGCTAGAAGAGAGAGTGGTTGGATTATTTCTTCTCTGGTTCATAAAGATGATGTCTGGTCAAATTTTTGGGCGCATTCCTATGCTGGAAATGAAAGAGAATTCCTTCTTATCAATAAAGAACGTGAGTCTATGGGTATACTGGCTGGCACTTGGACGGAAGTTGGAAAGCGTATAAGTCCATTAACATCTGATTATAATAATTATGGGTTTCAAGAAATAGGACATAATCAATATTTCCTTGATGATGAGCAAAAAAATACTGTATTGGATGCATCTTTAAATATAAAATCTACCTATAATCTTGATACACCACAGGTTAAATTATCAGTTAATGAACATATTGATAATTTGAGTGAGATGTCCTCTTATTTGGAAGAGTGGATGAATGATAATGGTATGCCAGCTTCTATGGCTTTAGAGATTTGGAATGATGCTATAAAAGATGCTGGATGGAAAAAGAATTCTGAGTTACAAAATGACCCAGAATTTCTTTCTTTGCCTAACTATATGAAAGATTTAACAGAAGCCCTTGAAAAGAAAGCTGCTAAAGAGATAAGTTCTTCAAAAGAATCACAAACAATACCTGAAGCTAATGCTTCTCAGAAGATAGAGGGTAAAGATTATTCGATAAAGGACGCAATTGATGATTTTCTTATAGCTGATATTCCCGGTGCTAAAGAGAATTCTCTTAACCCTAATTGGTATGCAGAAAATTTTGTTGATGAATATGACTTTGCTAAAAAATGGACTGATAAACTTATAGAAGACGGAGAAATGTTCCTATATACTTCAGAAGAACAACAAAAAACAGGTTTGGTAGATGAAGATGGTAACCCAATTATGGGAACTATAGAAGACCAACTTAATGAACATGTTGATGCAACTGTAGAAAGCTATGGAAAACCTATTTGGGCTTGGGTTCAACAGAATCTTACTAATGAAGAGTGGGCGAAGGCAGATAAAATACTAGAGGGTTTAGAAAAATCTCAATTGATTTCTAAACAAGCTAGTACTGCTTCCACCGCTCGTACTATGCTAGTGCCATATAGAACTATGGTTCATAGACCTGCTAAGACTCCATATTTTGCGACTCGATGGAAAAGAGTAACTGTTCCTCAACGTACTGGAACAGCATATAATGTTATTCCTGTTGGGGAATATAAAGGTAATATTCAAGATATTTATTCGTCATGGAAAGGTTATGTTGGTGATAGGGAGGAAGGTAGGCACGATTTATATCTCCCTATAATTGCGTTGCAAGAAATCATCTATAAGGGGTTTGATGGACTTTTAGCTACATTTAATAATCGAATTGTTGGGGTTGTTAGTTTATCCATTAATCAGGTCAAAGAAGCCCGTTTATCTATTTTATCAGCTTCACCATTCGATATTATTCAGGGAACCGAAAACAGAATCGAAGATATGCTCCGTCGTGGAGTAGAGATTTATGTTAAGAATAAGGGTTGGGACTATATAGGGATTGATGGAGATGCTGGAGATGATGGAGAAGATATTGACCTTGAGAAAGCCCGTGGGCAATTGATTCCTGTGAAAGTTCCGATAACTCTTCCAAGCGGTAAGAAAACTGAAGCAATACGTTGGAAGAAAGGTAAATCAGACCCGAAAGCGTTTGCAGACTTTGATGATGTATTTGAAGCCTTGGGAGATAATCCCAAGATGAAGACTTACTTGGAGTCAGTGGTCAATAAAATACCAGCTACATGGAACCGTAATACTCTTGAACTTGATATGTCTTCTGACTCTAATGTTATTGCAAGAGCTATAAATTCTTTTGGGAAATGGAGTTATATTCGGTCTACCGAAAAAGATGGTGAGATAGAAAAGGCCAAACATAGTAAAGTTGAGAAGTTTTCTAAGGCCATTACTCAAATACGGAAAGGTATTGCACGAGGATTAAAGAAAGGTGATGAAGAAGCTATTATTCTGCACTTGATTGATGTTGCTGGATTGCGAATTGGAGATGAACCAGATAGTGGTGAGGCAGATGACCATACTCAACCTAAAGATGAGGATGGTAAGTTTAAACGAGTTCCTACATATGCAGCAAGGCAACTACTAGGGAAACATGTCTCTGTTGATGGGGATAAAGTTAGGTTGCAATATCCAGCTAAAGATAATGTACCCCTTGATAAGACAATTGATAATGCTGTATTAGCTAAATTCTTTTCTAATAAGAAAAAGAAAGCGGGGGATGACGATAAATTATTTGAATCCAGTGCTTCAAAAGTTCGTGGTTATTTCAAAAAATTAAGTGGGGGAAATGATTTCCACGTTCATTTCTTTAGACACTATCATGCTACTAGATTAATTATTGATAGGTTAAAAGATTATCCGATGCCTACTGTTGATAGTGAGGAGATTTCTAAAGCAATTCGTCGTGCAGAAATTAAACAATTTAAATCGGGTGGTAGGAAGAAATTATCTCAATCTGGTAGAAAGGTAATTGTTGCAGATTATGTAGCGAAACAATTTCGAAAGCACCAGTTGGAGGTAGCTAAAACTTCTGCTGAATTTTTGATTCATACTCCTGAAGTTTCTATCAAAGATTATATTATGCCAGCCGTTTGGTCTGAGTGGGACAAAGAGCAAGGGAAAATTGTACGAGAGCATTTGAGTAATCCAGAGCCAGAGCCGAAGAAGGTTCGGACGATTAAACGAACACCTGTTACGAAACAAGATGATTACAATCCCGATGAGTATCAACCGTGGGAAGACATAGACGATTTCTTTGAGCGCACTATGTATGATGAAGGGAGTATTATTGACGATGATTCTGATATATTTCCCGAAGATAAAGAAGAACGAGAGGCACAAGAAAAAGAGGACTTAGAATCTGATGAGGGTTGGCAATATCCGATTGAATTATCTAAATCAACTGCATCCATAACAGAAGCCAAACGCCGTGGTCTTATACCGCAGTCTGGTGACTGGCTGAAACCTAAACGGTGGGTAAAACCTAAAGATGCTGATGCTCCAGTAGAAGAAAAGACTGAACTTATTAAACTTCCTGAAGACACTTGGAAGTATTTTAATAAAGTACCAAATACTATTCTAGTAGATGTTTCTAAGTTAAGCCCTTCAAAAGATATAAATGACCAAATTAATCGTAAACCTATTGAGAATGCAAATAGGTTTATGGAATTAGCATATCGTGGGGAAAATGATAAACGTAATCCTATTGATTTAAAGGACAATGGGGATGGTACATATACTATTCTAGATGGTAACTCTACCTATGCCAATGCTGTAGATAGCGAATGGAAGAAACTTCCCGGCGTAGTTGTGGAGAAACCTAGAAAGAAAGCAACTATAAGGTCATCGAAAAGGATGACAGTAATTGATGGAGATGTTGAAGAAACTTTAAAAGATATCTTTCATGAAGACTTTAAACCTAGTGATTTTCAAGATATGTATTCTACTGGATTAGAGGAGTTTTCAACTGAAATTATAGCTATACGTACTCATACTACTCCAAACCCTAGAAATACTCGTAAGGGAATTTCAATACATATTGCCATACATCTGAAGGAGCGTAAGGATGGGCCTCTCAAAGAAGTTGGAAAGATGTTTAGAACTTTTAGTAAGAATGATAAGGGAAGAATTATTGCTACCCATCAGTCATTTGTATTAAATCCTATTGCTCAAAATCAAGGCGTAGCTTCTGATTTGCTTGAAAATGTTGAGGAAGAGTACAAAAAGCATGGTGTTTGGGGTATTGGTTTAACTGCTAATGCGGATATTGGTGGGTATGCATGGGCTAGACAAGGCTATGATTTTACGAATGATAAGGATAGAGAGAATATAAGGAATCATTTTAAAAAATTTGTTACTACGATGCTCAAGAATGGGAAGATTTGGAATAAAGACATAACACCATTTTTAGAAGCTATAGATTCTTTTGAGCATTCTTGGGAATTTGCTTCATGGAATCCTTTAAATGAACCACATGGAAAACATCTTGGTAAGACAATAATGTTGGGACGTTCATGGGGTGCTGGTAAAAGACTTCATATGGACTCTCAGGGTTATCAAAGAGGGAAAATATACTTTGCCTTGAAGAGAAAACATAATGAACAAGGATAAAGAAGAAATTGGGGAAAATGCTGACTATCTATTTCCTGAAATAGACAATTTAGATTTTGAAGCTGACCTTGATAAAGCATTTGAGGAAATAGAGGCTTTACATCGTGATAAGAATGGTGATGAATCTTTAGAAAAATCCACCGTTCCGCTTCAACTTGGATTTCCACCGATACCAGATATAGCTACTCTTGAATATTATGATTGGGTTGATGAGGTCATCTCTAAAGCAGGGCTTGTGTTTGGGGGAAATCAACCACCGGGAACAAAAACTATTGGACGTTCTGCTGAGTTGCGTTTATACAGCACTCTTCAGGATGCTGTTCAGTCATTTTTAGAAACACTTGATGGAACAGAGCATCAGCAAGAAGTTGTGGATGCGGTTCGGGAAGTAATTTCTCGATGGGCTGATGTAAATATTCCTCTGATGAACAGGACGTTTGAAGAACTATTTAAGCGTGGTCTGGAAGCTGGCTTGGTAGCGGTTGGTCAGAGGCTTGATGTGGGTGACCAGAAAGTACTGGAACTTCTCAGAGAGTCTGAATTAAAAATGGGTAGTAGGATAGTTCTATTTTCTGAGGATGTAGCGAATCAATATGAGAAGGTAATTCATAGAAATTTTGAACCAACTGAAGTATTTAATCTTCCAGCATTGGTGCGTCAGATGGGTGATGTGGCCCCGGCTAGACGATTTGAGTTAGAGCGAATAGCGAGAACTGAAGTTGGTCAAACTAGCGGTATAGGTAGATTTTGGGGATGGGCTAAAAATCCAGAGGATTTATATTATTTCCAATACTATTGGAACTCTACTCCTGATACCCGGCGCAGAAAGATGAAAGAAATTAGACAAGCGTGGAATCCTTTGACTTGGGATGAGGCGTGGTTTTTGTGGAGTCATAACAAACAGATGGTAGATGGGAAATGGCAGGTTGGAAATATTAATTGTCGATGTACGGTTGCTCGTAGTCCTTCTGAGAGTGGGGAGGAATTTAGGGGGAATAGATTTATTGGTAGAGAAGATATGTTTGAGCGAACACTTGATGTAATAATGCCTTGGGAAGAAGAAGCGTAAATGCTTTTCCAAGAATTTGCTTGCAATGGTTTATGGGTAGCTTCTTCTAATGGAGATTATAATGATAGGGTTTGGATTAGGGATTCTGTATTCATTATCCTCACTCATATGGAGATGGGTGAGACACAAATAGTGCAAGATGCTTTGAATACCATAGGGGATTTATGGGATGTATCTTCTGAAAATAATGATTATGCTAGACCAGCCGTGTGTTATTCTTGTGATTTAAAATCTGTAAGTGTTCCAAATTATCTTACTGGGGAATCAGCAGACATACAAAATGATACATTAGGAGAGGTTTTATGGATTTATTGTGAGGCGTATGAAAGGGGGTATGCTTTTACGCCGAATTGGGATAGAGTCATAGCAAATATTCTCGCTACTCTTTTCAAGGAGCGATATTGGGAGCAATCAGATTCTGGTTTTTGGGAGATGGAGACAGCATTACGAGCATCTAGTGTAGGAATATGTGTCGCTGGTCTGAGAAGATTGCTATCCATAGATTCTAGGGAATGGAGTTCTAGTTGGGATGCTGAGAAAGTTAGAACTTTATTGGAAAAGGGTTATGAAACTTTATACAAATTATTGCCGAATGAAACATCTAATAGAGCATATGATTCATCCTTATTGTATCTTATTTGGCCCTTTACTGTTGTGGATGGGGTTATGGCTCTACAAATTATTGGCAGGGTATTAGGGAATTTAAGAGGTTGGGTAGGTTTTAGGAGATTTGTAAATGACCCGTATTATTTACAGGGGGGAGAAGTTGCTGAGTGGGGAATGACTTCCCCCCATATGTTACTCTGTATGAATCAGATTGGTCTATACCCTGTTGAGGAAGACCCAAAGGATTGGCGAACTATTAAATTATTGGAAGAGAAAAATTACCCTGAAAGTTTTGTTGGTGTAGAGAAAGAACCAAATGTGAATACCCCATTAGCGTGGACAAAAGCAATGTGTTTATTAGCTAAATTGAAGTTGAGTCCAAATTGATTTGTTTTATTAGTATTACAAATACTATTTATATGATATAATGCAAGTTATATTTGGATTGTTATATGTATAATGCAAGAGTTGTGGTTGGTAAGACAATCTCAGATGCTAGAAAAACTAGAAATTTGAATCAGTGGCAACTAGCAAAATTGTTGGGTGTCACACAGCCATATATATCTAGTTTAGAAAATGGAAAGGGAAATATCACGATTGACCAAGTATCAGATATTTTGGAATTGTTGGATTTTAGGATTGATATACAGTTGAAACCATTTAGGTTGACCGATGAAGAATCTCAAAAGTTGGATAAAGTTAATCAATTATTGCTAGGAACTTTGTAGATGGCAGATTTAAATTCACTTATAATGGACGCTATCGTAAAGGGAATTCAGGCAAACGCTGACCGTATTTTTCAAATTTCCCAAAATACAGAAGGGTGTTTCGTTCCAGTTAACACTGGTTTTTTGAAGCAGTCTGGTGGGGTAGAGTCTTTACCAGATGGGGCTTCTATACGATATAGGGCTGACTATGCGGCAGATATTGAATTTGGTACTCAGGGGGAGTCGTGGTCTGGTAGTCAAGATGTTCGTGTAAGAAGCCATAAACGTACTGGCTATACACGAAAAGATGGGACTTATGTGAGTTCTCATAATGTAAGTGGGCATACTAAACACTACGAAACTTCTAGATTGATTGGATTTAGACCCAAAGATGGGAAAGGTCGAAGCCAAAATAAAATTTATCGGGTTATGTCTGCTAAAAATGCTACTGAGGGTCAATTCTTTCTTACTAGGGCTATACAGGAAGGAATTCACTTTCTTCCTACAGATATGGAAGTATATCTCAAAAGATTAGAACAACTTTAAAGGGGATTTTATATGCAACAACAGAGAAATTCAGACAAGGATATTAGTCAGAGTGCGAATCCTGCACAGCTTCATATTATGGAATCTTATGGTAATATGGCTGGAGATTTATATAATCTTCTGGAGATTGCTTTCCCGGTAGAGGCGCAATATACAGCGGTGAAAAAGCGATTGAACGATATTATTTATGGGAAACGCAATGAATTGCTATTTTATTTTAAGGATTACAGTGCAGAGTAATTTTTTAGATGGTGTTAGTTAAGAGTTACTGGGTATGATAGTTTAGTATCTCAAGCGTAGCATTAGAGAGGTATACTATTTTAATTTCGGATAGTTATTATGTTGGTGCTGAATGTCAAATCCATATTTTTTTCTTAAAACCTATCGTAATATTGTCAAAAAGATTTCCAATCAAGATGAGATAGGAAAACTTTATTATGATTTAATGTTTCGTTTGCCAGAGAAACATTATCTTCAGAAATGGTTTGATGATACTAGACCCAATTTAGTAAAACAATCTATAGCTATTGACGCTGTTGCCAATGAAATTCATCAAAATGGTGATTCTACATTGCAAGAGATTTATCCCGGCGCACAATGGAGTATTTTTAAAGAAAATTTAGACACTCTTTCAGGGCTTGAGAAAGAGAGTGATGTTAGAAAGGCAAATCGTGGGTACTATTCTCCCATAGTCAATGAATCTAAATTTGTGTTTTTGCGTAAAGCCGTTAATATTGAGGATATTCCTCAAGTTGGGCGAACAACTAAAGACGATATATCAGAGGCGATTGCAACATATGAAAAACTTGATAAGGTCGATTTAACTTCTCCAGCCGAATTGCTTACATTGGCTCGATATTATGGGGAGGATAGTACATACTATCGAAAAGCCGAAATTAAAGGTTTATTTGATGCTGAAGAAGACCCACTTGTGGTTGGTGGGCCAGCTTCTGTTGAAATGGTAGATTCTGAAGGTCATTTAATTACCAGTGAGGCACTATCTGAGGCATTCTCTCGATTTATGGAAAATATTAGGCTTCAAAACATTCAATTATTTCACTCTGATGTGCAAATTGGTTGGCCTTTAAAAGCGTATATCTCTCCGAATGGAGAAGTTTTTAAATCCGGTGTTGATGATAAGGGATTATGGCTTATCTCTGAATTGAGAGATGATATTAGCATTGCGAAACGAACTGCTGATGAAATCCATAAGGGTAACATTCAATCTTATTCAATAGCTGGAAATGCTACGGACACCAAACAAGTCACTAAGGGTGTCCAAACTTTTATGCAAGTCGATAAGATGGATTTGGTTGAAGTTACTCTGTGTGAAAAAGGGGTAAATCAGGGAGCATTTTTCAATATTTTGAAGAGTGAAAATGCAGCAACCAAATCTTGTGCAGATGGAAGTTGTATTCCTGTCTTTAAAGAAAATTTGCCTTCACATACCCGAATTGATACACATGAATGGGGCGCATTAATTACTGATGATAAAAGCAGAGTTATTATCTGTGCTGATAGGTCAAATTCGATAACAGATGCTTTATCGCTAGAGCTACGAAAATTTGTTAGCGATGAAATACCTATAGTTGTCGAACCCGGCCCGTATTTCAATTGTGTGCCTTTATTGAAGGCTGATTTTACTACTGTTGAGAAACAAGGACTGAATCTCCAAGATATTAATACATCTATTTTAGAAGATGTTTCAGACCATATTGAAGCGATTTCTGAGGATGAGTTATCTACTACTGAGCAACTAGATTGTTACGGATACCATACTCAGAATTTTGATATATGTCCGAAGTCTGTTGAAGCATTTTCTAAATTATGCCAGTATGAAGATATGGAAATACAAGAGAAGGTCATTGAGGCCGTAAAGCTCACTGATTCCTTCTTAGGATTAGAAAAAGAGGTCATAGAATTAGAGAATTCTACTGAAGACGATATTGAGAATATGTCTAAAATGATTAGCGATTCTCACTATCTTATAGGTGAGATTAGTGTCTTAATAGAGAAAGATTTAGAGGATGAGTTTGATTACAGTATAAACCACTTTATGAACGTCTTAGATAAATTCAATGCGTCTGATATAGACTCCTCTGAGGATAATTTGATTTTACTGGAGGAATCTAATTATCGACCATCAGAAAAAGAAGCGGCTGAATGTCATACCTGTGAATTTTTTGCTGATGGTGGATGGTGTACAAAACTTCACATGATTGTAGACCCCGAATATGTGTGTGATTATTTTAATGCCATGCCGGGTGCGTCTGAAGCCGAAGAGTGGGCCGAAGTTTCCCGACAGGGCTACGAGTTAGAGGAATTGTTTACTAAAAAAGGAGATATTATGGAAACATCGCTGGGACATCTAAATGAATGGCTGGAAAAATCTGATGATGATGATTGGGACGTTTCTGACAATGAAAAGGAACGTCAAGACATTATGAAACAATTTTATACAGACATTCTTATGATGGTTGATGAGGATGGCAATCCTGTGGATGAGAAATAAGCTACGTCCACAAATCTTTTTGGGAATGGTGCTTTTAGGTGGTATCTCCTTTTATTCTATTTCTAATGGGATGACTGATATTGCAACAGGTTGTATTACTCTATTAGGCGCACTTAGTATGAAAATTTTAGAGTCGGAGTAGGTTAGGGGATATTTTCATGGAAACGGTAGACCAACTCAGATGGAAATTGGCAGAAAAGTTTATTGGTTTTAGGGAAGAATGTTCTACTCATGAACCTTCAGTGTGTTCTACCTGTTGTGATTTGGGGTATGTTCCTAAATTAGTTTTTGAATTGTTGAATGTGATAGATACATTGAGAGTATCTATTTCTCATAATATCAAAGGCATGAGAAATGTCACAGTTTACACGTATTGGGGTGGTGAATATTATGCAGAGGGTGAATCTATAGATTTGGCATTGTGTAGAGCTATAGCCAATTCTATATTTAATCCAGATGATGGGATTGAGCTTGATTCGGATGATTCAGATGATGTTTAGAATACCTTGTACTAGAGAAATGATTGATTCAGCTATAAGGAAAGCAGAAAAATTAGGTAAGTTAAATAATTCTATTACAGGTGGTGTGGGTAATATTGCTGGATATTTAGGGGAAGAGTCGGTAGCCTCTTGGTTGGGGTCTGAAATTATTTCTGATAGTTTTAATCATGACCAAATATTGAAAAATACTTCAGTGCGTCATCTTATACGAGATTCAAAGAAAGAGAAAACTATAGAGATAAAAACTAAACGAAGAACTGTTGTTCCTCTCCCTAATTATGATGCGTCTGTAGCCGAAACAAGTACCCATCAACATCCTGATGCATATATATTTGTAAGTTTACAATTTGATTTTAGTTTTCCAGACCGTAATGAGGTTTTAAGGTATAAGAATTTACGCAATATTTGGGTGGTGGGGCAAAAGGAACGAGAAAGCTATTTTAAGATAGCAAAATTTTATAGAATGGGGGATATAGACCCTAGCAATCGATTCAGAGTTAAAGCCAATATGTATAATGTAGCTATCAAAGATTTAGATTCTATTGAGGATTTATGACTACCTAAAGATTTATTGATTAATTAACCTCTCAAAATTTTTTTGCTTATTGCTATTGACAATAGACGTTTATGGTGATACAATTACTTTGGAGTCAGAGACTAGGGCTAAAAGAGAGAGGGTAATTCAATGACCATTACTTCTACCGGAATCATCGACCTTTCCAAGTGGAGAGTCCTTCATGATGCTGTAAGCGCACTCGCTGGAGTATGTGATTACGCTAGTACCACTGATGGTACAGGGTTCAATGGTGTTGACGCTGGTTTTGGTCACTCACTGGCTGACAAGCCGTTTGACCGTTGGACTCCTAAAATGGTCAAGGCCACCTACAAAATGGTTCGGAAATATAAGGGCCAACTGGCTGGATTTGGAATCGATTTTGCTTCCATTCCCACCCCCGATTTCACTGATGGTGAGATTGAGGTTCACAAGACTGCCAGAATTTCTGTTGGTCGGAAGACTGCGGTTCGGACGGTGGTAATAGATGGTGGTGATTTCATCTTGCGGTTCCCGTATGACCCGGCGGTGGTTGTGGCGGTCAAGACCATTCCCGGTGCAAGGTGGAATCCATCTGACAAATTCTGGTATTTTGACAAGACTCGCAAGGATTCAATTCTTAGATTTATTGAGGTTGCAAGGGAATTTCCCTTTGAGGCAACCGATGCGGTTCGGGATGCTTCCAAGTCTGCTCTTTCAGTAAAGGCAGTAAAAAAAGCTGATTCCCCATCTTTGAATGAATATGGGGTAGGTTTGGATTTGTACCCCTTTCAGAAAATTGGGGCAAAATGGTTGGTTGAGAAAGAGAAGGCCATGCTAGGGTGGGACATGGGAACCGGGAAAACTCCTACTTCCCTAGTGGCGATTCATTCTGCTGATGCGTATCCAGCATTGATAGTGACCACCGCTTCCATGAAATACACTTGGGCCGAAGAAATTGAGAAGTGGTTGCCAAACAAGACTTTCAAGGTTTTGAATGGTGGCAAGGCACTTGGAAAATACGGTGACACTGATTTCACCATTATAAACTATGATATTCTGACCAAACACCTTGCCCCAATTGAACACGCTGGTTTCAAAGGTGCAATTCTTGATGAGTCTCACAAAATCAAGACTCGTAATGCGAAGCGCACATCTAGCTCACTAAAGATTGTTAGAGAGATTCCCTACGTGTTCTTACTGTCAGGAACCCCGGTCATGAACAAGCCTGTTGAGTTGGTAACTCAGCTACAGGCCATGAATGGAATCAAGCATTTCGGTGGAATCAAAAAATTCATCGGTAGGTACTGTGACCCGAAAGTTTCCCGGTGGGGAACTGATTATAGCGGTGCGAGTAACCTAGAGGAATTACACGCTAAACTGACCTCTACGGTTTACAACCGTATTACTAAAGCAGAGGCTCTACCTGATTTGCCAGACCGCACGATTTCAGTGGTTCCAAGCAATATCGATAACCGTCCTGAGTACAATCGAATTGAGGCAAATTTGATTGAGTGGCTGTTGGAGAATAAAGGAATGGCGAGTGCAGAACGTGCTTCTCGTGCAGAACATCTAGTACGCATCAACGTTCTGAAAGACGCATGTGTTCGGGGAAAGATGAACAACATCAAACTTTGGATTGCAGATTTCCTAGAGTCTGATGAAAAATTGGTGGTGTTCTCCGATAGCAGGGCTGTTCAGAATATGCTGATTGAAGAATATCCTGATGCGCTTACGATTCTAGGTTCGGATAATGCTCAGAAGAAAAATGAGGCTAAGAACAAATTCCAGAATGACCCGAATGAAAAGCTGGTCATATGCTCTCTCAAGGGGGCATCGGAAGGATTAACTCTAACGGCTGGTTCAAATGCCTTGTTTGTAGACTTGGGTTGGAATCCTGCCACGCATGACCAAGCAGAGTCTCGACTCCATCGGAACACTCAGAAGAATGCGGTCAACTGCTACTACATTCTTGGAAAGAACACCATCGACAATTTCATCTGGAGTTTGATTGAGAAAAAGCGGAAAGTCGTGGGTGCTATACTTGATGGAAAAGAGGGTGATTTGGATGTGAACATGCTTGACGATGTAATCGATTACTTGACCAGCAAGAATTAAGGAGTAAGACTAATGAATGCAAAAGAGCGAGAAAATCTGAGTGACGATGAAGTAAACAATATGAAAGAATACCAGCTCGTTACAATGAATGGTGAAACTGGGGATTGGGAACCACCATTCGATACAGTATACGCCGATAGCGATGAGAAGGCCAATGCCTATGCTGAAGAGCATTACCCCGACACAGACTCCACAGATTGGCTGTTGCGTGAATGGTATATACTTGACGAAGATGGAGATAATATAAATGGCTAGATTAAACTAGAGTTTGTAGGAACGAGTATATCGGACATTCCTTGTTAATTCCGATAAATAGTAGTATAATTTTATCACTTCATGGGGGAGCAACTGGGGGTCTTTTCTAGATTGTGAGAATATCCTATCTCCTGTATTTATAAGTAGAGGATAAAAATTACTATTGAAAGTTAACTCTCTTCACATAGTTGAATTTAAGGAAAGTAATCCAAAAATGGCTCTCCGAAAAATCGGAGAGATTTTTGGTATTAGTGGGGAGAGAGTTAGACAAATTTGTTCTGTTTATCACGTAGAAACTAAACGAATTGTTTCATCTCATCCATGTAAGAGTTGTGGATTATCTATTGTTGGTCAACTTTCAAAAAAGTTTTGTTCAGAGGATTGTTGGTTTCATTATTTGTATATGTCATTGATGTGTGATACGTGTTATCAAGTTTTTTTTAGGAGAAGAACTGTTGTATTAAAACAAGTTGATGATGTTAGATACAAAGGTCGAAATTATTGTTCCAGAGAATGTTCAGCTAAAGGCATGTCCAAAACTATGGTAGCTATATTTAAAGGGAGAGAGTTATAACTATGGTATTTTTTGGAGAGTATTTATTTTGGAAACACCAAGATTGTTCACCGCAGAGGAAAAATCTCAAATAGCGTATCTTATTGTGAAAGAGGTGTTGACTGGGAAGAGTATTTCCCAAGTCGCTGACCAGATTGGGGTTAATAAAGCCACAATTTATTCATGGATAAAACGAAATAGTCCCGAAGGTAGATTAATAAAAAATGCTATATATAACTCTTCATTTAGAGAATTGATACAGTCTGAGGCTACTGTTGAAGAAACAATGGAGGAAAAAATTCAACGACTTCTGGTTCCATCATCTCGAATTTCCGCACCAAAATTAGATAGTAATTTTGGTGTTGAAGAACGTGTTTGTTTAATTCTTTCAGACTTGCATATTGGCAGAAGGACACCTACGTTTGATTCTCATGTATATACCGATAGAATGTTTCAACTATATGAATCTGTTAATAATATTGTTCGTTTGCATCGTAATGATTCAGCACTGAGGATTATTCATGTGTTTGATGCTGGTGATAATGTTCATGGGGAACGTGTGGGCCAGCAAGGAAGAATGAATGATTTTGAGTTTGGTATTCCAGAGCAATTAGCTATATCAACTAATGTCATGGGAGAATTGATAGATAAACTATTAGGTATATTTGATGAAGTCCATTGGCATGATGCTCCCGGTAATCATGGTAATTTAGATAAACTTTACAGTGCTGGTTCAAATTGGGATTTAGTTCGTGTTAATTTGATGGAGAATTTGAAGAGTAATCAAGAGAGAATATTTTTCCATAGGCCACCACATATAAATCGGGTAGCGTTTTCCATAGCCGATGTAATGAACCATAAATTTTTGGTGACTCATGGGGATACCATTAAAAGTTATGGTGGATTTCCATTTGGAAGTGTTATAAAAAAGATGGAGCATTGGAAATTTATAGAGAATTTTGATGCTGCTGTTTTAGGACATTTTCATACCGCTAATGTTCTAAATTTTAATGGTATGCCAATTATCATGAATGGAACGTTGGTTAGTCACGATGAATATGCCTTACAACTAGGTTATGATTCTCCACCATCCCAAACAATTTTTGGTACATCCGAAGAAGAGCTTGTTACATGGCTGTATCAGATACCCTTTAAGTAGTATTGACAGCCTATTCTATTTTTGGTAGTATTTAAGGAACATCTTGATAAAGGGGTGGTGTCTTCTAGGACATAAGGAAAAGAATTCATGGATAAGGTTGTAAACAAGCAAAAAATTTTTACCTTTCGGGAGGAACATCCTGAGTGGACTCTGGATGCTATCGGTAAAGAGGTCGGGGTTACAAGAGAGCGTGTTAGACAAATTCTCAAAAAGCGTGGGTTACCTACAAAGGCGAGAAAGACATCAAAATTATGTGCTGTTTGTAGTATCCGTGTAGCGTACTCTCGTAAATTTTGTTCCCCAGAATGTCGGAGAAAAAATTCCAGCATAACTTTTAAGTGTAGTTTTTGTAATGTGGATGTAACATGGTCTAAAGCTATATTTAATGCTCAGAAACGTAGAGGATATAAAAACATACATTGTTCACGAGAGTGCAGTATCCGACATATTTGGAAAATTAGACATGAGAAAATGGCATCTGTAGATGTATTGAATAAAGAGGAATAATGAATCTTGCTATGCTAATGAAGTATTGATATTCTAATAAATAAATATTGAGTAATTGAGGTGAGAGATGGAAGTAATTTATAAAGATGATTTCACAGCTATTTTATGTGGTGATTGTAAGGATTTGAAATATTCTAAAGGTGTTGATGCTGTAGTAACAGACCCTCCATATGGACTCTCATTTATGGGAAAAGATTGGGATTATGGTGTTCCGGGAGTTAGTTACTGGACTAGTATTAAAGATGTTATGAAACCGGGAGCGCATTTATTAGCGTTTGGTGGTACTCGTACTCATCATAGGTTAATGGTAGCTATTGAAGATGCAGGATTTGAAATCAGAGATACTTTAATGTGGGTGTATGGTACTGGGTTTCCAAAGAGCTTGGATGTAAGTAAGGCTATAGATAAGATAGCGGGAGCGAAGCGGGAAGTTATTGGTCAATATCAAACTCCAGAAGGTGGGCAAATTTTATCTACTTATAATAATTGGCAAGATACATCTATTCAAACAGGTATGCAAGGTAGACGTATTCCAACTATAACTGTCTCAGCCACTGAAGAAGCAAAACAATGGGAAGGTTGGGGAACTGCACTCAAAAACCAGCATGGGAACCTATAATCTTGGCCCGTAAATCATTGTTGGAAAAAACAGTAGCAGCTAATGTATTAAAACATGGAACAGGTGGTTTGAATATAGATGCTTGTAGGGTTAGCTATCCAGATGGTGATGATTCATTTGAGAAAGGTATAGCTAGAGCTAAATTACCAAGAGCAGATATTAGAGGTGGAAATTTTCATACAGAAGATTGGTCAGAAAAAAAACATATAGTTGAATCTGGTATGAAACAGGAAGGTCGTTTTCCTGCCAACCTAATTCATGATGGTAGTGACGAAGTGGTGGAGTTGTTTCCTGATAGAAAAGACTCACGAAGTCAAAATCATAATACAGAATTTAACCCCTATGCTGGAAATTCATTCCATAAATCTGAAACTACCAGAGTAGGTAGACATGAATTTTATAACGATGATGGTTCAGCAGCTAGATTTTTTTACTGTGCTAAAGCATCAAAATCTGAACGTGGCGAAGGGAATAATCACCCTACAGTGAAACCACTAGCGTTAATGAGATATTTATGTAGATTGATTACTCCACCCGGTGGTGTGATTCTTGACCCATTTTTAGGTTCTGGTACAACACTTTTAGCTGCCCGTAACGAAGGATTTAAATCAATTGGCATAGATATAGACCCTCAATATTGTGACATAGCAGTTAGTAGGTGGAAGACAAGTGATTTTTAATCTCTACGCTATAAATAAATTGTGCTAGGTGGTAGTATGTCGCATGAAATTGCCCCAAAAGTGTTTTTGGTTGGGGAATCAAGAGTTAATGTTGCTGGCGTAGAATCCTTATTATCTCATTTAGGCGTACCCGAATGGGTTACTGACGCACCGACAGATATTGAAGCATTAACCGAAATCTATGGGAGAGCCTGTTATAAAAGTTTTGGGACTACCTTAAACCCGAATATTACGAGAGTACGTTCTTCTAACGAGTCTTATCTGTCGAATATTATCGCTAAAGGCGATGGGAGCGTTTTAGAACATGGCGTAGTTAATTTCTTCTTTTGTGATGTTAGCCGGGTATTTACTCATGAATTGGTTAGGCATCGTGTAGGAACGGCTATGTCTCAAGAAAGTTTGCGGTACGTGCGTTTAACTGATTTGAATTTCTATGCGCCGTTGTGTATTCAAGAGAATGAAGAGGCTATGAGTCTCTTTGTAAAAACCTTTGAGGAATTGTCTGAGCTACAGAAAGAGATGGCAGATATTTTTGATTTAGACCATTTGGATTCATTTCAAGAGAAGAAAGAAATTACATCGGCTATGCGTAGACTTGCTCCAATTGGGTTATCTACTAATATTGGATGGACTACTAATATGAGAACGTTACGTCATGTTATTGAGATGCGTACAGACCCATCCGCTGAAGAGGAACTTAGGCTTGTATTTTCTCAAGTAGCTGACATAGCGATTAAGAGTTGGCCTAATCTTTTTAAGGATTACACATCAGAGATAGTTGATGGGTTCCCTGTATACTCCACTGAGAATAAGAAGGTTTGATTTTATGGATTCATCTAGCGAAGTTAAGAAAATTGATAAGACATTATTTGAACGAGCCTGTGATTATATACATTCATTAGAAGATTTAGAGAAGGATTTATCATTGCAAACTTTTATGCAAACTGATGAGATAAGGCACTTATCAGTTTCCTATTATGGTTTTGCTAGAGATGCTATGCCACAGGAAATTGTTGAAGTTATCCTTGGAAATATGCACGTTGGATACATAATGGGGCGTATGGCCTGTGGAGATAATCCTAATCTGGGTATTCAAATTGACACAAATTTTATAGATTGGTCTGGAGAGTAAATGTTGTTATTTAATCAA